TCTATTTCTGTTTTGATATCCTTATCATTCATGCTAGTGGCAACCTCTTACGTTTTGGGTACATATTGAGTGCCATAGCTACTGCTTGTTTCTGTGGCTTCCCTTCCTTTTTTAAAACCTTTATCTTCTTAGATATAAGTTTAGTCCTGCTTTGTCCTTTGTAATCAGGTTTAAACTTAGGATAAGCCATTATCTTGGCCCGATACCGACAGGCCTTCCTTGCGTTGCTTCTAATGCAAGTTCTGCCTCATTTAATTCTAATTGAGATTTCTTAATTTGTAATTCTTGTTGCTTAATAGCTAAGTCAATTGCAGCTTCTTCTTGTTTAAGTTTTAGTTCTTGTGCTTTTAGTTGCGTGTCTATTTCTAGTTCTTGAGCTTGTAATTGTAATTTTTGTAATTCGACTTGTGCTTTTTGTGCAGCGACCTTCTCATCTAGCGTTGGCTCAGGTGGCGGTTGTGGCGGCATCATCTGTGGATTAGATATAAACATGTCTGAGTTTTTATATCCCGACTGCGCTATAAATTCACTAATAGCATTATAAAGATTTTGAGGAGTAACTAAACTTCCCATGCCTCCGTTTTGTACTACTGTTTGTAGTATTGTCATTATACCTGACATAGTTTGCATCTTAGAGTTTTGATTTCCTGAACCTACTCCAACATTTACAGTACAATTTAACTTTTCTTTCCATTTAGATACATCAATAGGTACAAACTTGCCGTTTAAGTACGCCATTTTTTGTCTGTTTTCGTATCTTTGTATTAATGAATAAATGTTTCTGAATAAATCTTTTATGCCAGTTTCAGCAAATATACGAGCAATAAGCTCAACTCTTTGCATAGCTGACTCTGTTGCTGCTGATATTGCGCCTGAAGTTACATGTGATGTTAATACATCAGGATTTAATCCTTGCGACATTTTAGATACGCCGCTTCTTTCTTCTCTAATGCCATCTAAATACTGAACCATTTGGAACGCATAAGGTTGTATTTGTGGTGTTGGAAGTGCTGTAACTGCACCAGGCGCTCTCATTCTTACAATACCACCTGGTTTGCTCGAAAGTAAATCGTCTAATTCTACTTGTCCTGCTAATACTGCATATCGTGCATTATTGGTAAGATACATGTTATCTAACAAGTTACGCATGATGGTAGATTTAATTAGCTGTATGTCTTGTACTGTATCTGCAATAGACATGCCATGAAACTTATGTGGTATCGGTAGTGGACAGATTGTTGAGAAAGGAACTGAGTCTATTTCCTCATTGTCCAATATAATATTACCACCTTTAGTAATCTTTCTAAGTTCTGCTATACCATCTCCATCATAGTCAAGATGTATATAACATTCTTCTAACCAAACCTTTCTTGATGGTCCTTCGCCCTCATCAGCAGGTACTGAGTCATCATCAAAGCTAAATCTTGCAACTCTTTCCTCATCATACTCAGCATTATTCGCTGTGTATGTAGGTAAATCTTCTACAACAGCAGGGTCATATCCTTCTAAAATTAAATCAGATACTGTTTTCTTTACTCTATGGCATACAAAACTAGCATCTTCTATAGATGTAGACCTTCTTGATACTAAAAATTCTTCTGGTGGTACAGATACAACTCTTACCTGCCCGTTATCTTTGGTTTTTTTGACCTTAACATCATGCTCTACAACTTTTGGGCTAATAAGATTACCGAAATCATCTGTAACTGCTTTTTGTACGACAGTTTCAGTATGCTCGATAACTTCCATGTCATCATTAGCTAGTATAGATTGGTACTCAATCTCTGTAAGATTGGTGTAATTCTCTGTTGATACCTCTGTTTTTTCTTCCCAATAATGCTTAACGATACCAGTCTTGGATATAAGTGCGTCTTTAAACACATCATAGAGGACCTTAAAGCCGTTATTTTGGCGATTGAATACATAATTGACATAGTCGGTTGCCTGTTGTGCCATTTCGACATCTTCAGGGCCTTCAGGTTCAAACTCTGCAACATTGTTATGAGTCGTAAATATACGCATTAATGATGGCATAATGTATTCGATAGTATCTCTTACATCAGTTGTAACGATTTCTGACCTGCCTTCTATCTCGTTGCCAAAAGGCTCACCAAGATAATACTTCATGGACTGCTCTCTTTGTTCAGAGAGTTCTGTATTGAAGTTGCCTGTAGCAGAATCTATTTCGTTGCTTAGTTTCGATGCAAGTTCATCGTTGGTCATTTTTGCCATTATGTTGGTTACTTCTCCTAAACGATGGCTACATCAGGGCCTAGTGTGCCTTTTGTATTCCATCTTGAATTTTTTGTTGTACTGTGTCTTAGACTCATGGTTGCATAACGTGTAGCAGACATAAGGTCATCTTTGAGTTTGACTAGCTTTCCATCTTTACGATGATACATTCTATACTCCTCAAACCAGTCATAAAGGGTATTAAATACTTTAAATCTTCCATGCTCCATTCTATCGAGCATCTCCATAAGCCCTGCTTCTACACTATTGCCACCTTTTTTCTCACCTATTGCAGGTGGGTTCTCAAAGTGGAAAGGCAGCATATTGACATAAGCATCTCGATATTGCTCGGCAAGAGTGATACCCGAGCCTTTATCGTGCTGATAGCCATCATGTGGCCATATAACAGGTATGTAGTCGCTACCTTCCCGTTCATTGATATGGCTTGCGTGATAGCTAGGTATCTGTTTACTCATACGATAGCAATCATAAACATACACGATATCCTTATCTCTATCCCATGCTAACCAAACTACTGCTGTAGGATGGTCATATCCAAAATCAAGACCTGCGATACGAGGGTAGTGTGGGGGTATCGTAAATGGTTCACAGGTCAAGTTGTCCTCATCTATAGGAAAAACAAGGCCACTTCCTATCATTGGTATGCCTTTTGACCTCATATCTCTCTCATGAGGTGGTAAGGCTTGTAAAATCTGCTCTTTCATATCAGGTGTTAGATGGTCTGCATCTTCCCAACCTGCTGTAATCAATGACTGCTTTGGTTGCAAATTCGATGTAAAGTTCTGTACAACCTCTGTCATGCCTGATTCAGGTGTAAATGTCATATAAACTTGGCCCCTTTTATCAAGAGTCCTTGTAATACATTGTGAATAGATATCTTGTGGAGGTTCCTCATCGAGCCATACTAGGTCGATACTTTCCCCCATAAATTTTTCTGCGCCCATTTCGTAGGCTTTAAAGGCAACCCTAGACCACCCACCGCTTTTATGTTTAACAAGGACTGACGAGTGCGCATTTGGCACTCCAGGTTTCCTTGTAGTCTCACCAATGAGATGTTTAGGAATACTTCCTTTCCCTTTATCTCTCGGGTTGTCGGGCTGCCCAAATAATTCTCTTTGGCATATATCTCTAGTGGTTTCGTTACTGGCGCCACATACCCATGCCCTTATAGGGTCTTTAAATTTTTTTCCCTTCCACCACTTAGGATATTCTCCTGTAAGATGAATAGCCATCTCCATTGCGCCTACAAATGATTTGCCAACCCTGTTGGCCGCCATCAAAAGTCTTTGATTAGCTTCTTTGCCTGCTTCATGAAAATTAGTCTGAAACCTATAGGGCTGATAATAGTTTAAACGATTTGTTTCTTGGCGCTTTTTTAAGGTGGATAGTATTTCTTCTATTCTCTGATTTTCTATAGACATAGTTATCCACCACTAAGTATAGTGATTTTTTTTATTTTTACAACTACATGTTGTGTTTTTAGGCTAAAAAGGCAGATAAAATTAATTACCTGCCTTCGTTTTCTAATCTTAACCTTTTCGTGTTGCTTACGAAACCTCTCAAAACTTATAAAAACACAGCCTCGTAATTAACCTTAATGTAGTTACCTACCCGAATATACGGATAATAGCTCGGAAACTAGCGAAATGTTAAGCACCCTTATTATAGCGCTACTGTTTCTCAAAACAAGTTTTTAATTTTTTTTTACCAGGTATATGAGTGTCATGATATTGTATTAGTATAGACTATATTTACCCACCGCTGTGTGGAATAGAGATATATATATGCGCACACATGTACAGGGGGGTCGCACCCCCAGGGCATATTAGCATATTCTAATATTATAATATTAGGCAGTTTATGCACTTGCCTAGGTGGTTGGTTTAAGATAAAGCTATGTAGCCTATTAAAAACCATATTGTAATTATTATTATGTATTGCAATTAATTAACCTCCCAATGATTGTTCATTATGTTTTCAACTATCTTCAAGACTTTGATTGAAGTATCATCTCCTTCGTTGACACATAGTTCATATAGTTCATTGAAAGCATCTTTCATATGTCTTCGGTTATTATGACTTCTGATAGTTTTATCAGCTTGTGCTATTTCATAGATATGGTCTACTATTTTTTCGTTGTTCATTTTGTTTTTCTCCACCTACTTAATTGTAGGTATGATTTAATAATAGCAAATACTATATTAATGTCAACACTTATTTTAATATATGTATCTATATATATATATATATCTATTATATATATCTATTATCCCGCCCGCCCACCTATTATAATTCCTGGATATTGATATGTCAAGATTTATTTTTATATATAATAATATCCGAATATACTAATATTCTAATATAAGCGGGCGCTAATATATCAAGATTAGATTTGGTTTTTATTTTATAAAGGGAAGGGAAGATTGGGGCCGTTTATAGTCATGCCCAGGACTCAGGAAGTCTAGCTGTTATCGCTAGATGAATCTGTTTCTTCCTGTTTATCTGCCGCCTTTGCGGTCCTCTCACACCAGTCAACAAGCATTTCAGTACATACTTTTTTGACCATACTTTTAACAAGCTCGCCTTGATGTTCCTCGATACCTTCTTTGATTGCTGTGTCCATCGAAGCCGCATCATGATAGTCAGCAAGATAGTCTCTGATTGTATCTTCGACATCTGTATCAACAAAGCTATCGAAGTCATAATCATTAGTTGTTACTAAATCATAATCATCAGGACGAAAGTTGTTTCTGATTTCATCTTCAATTATGCCATCATTGCGTATTATGTCTTCAACTGTAGATTGAATATCCATTCCAGATACAGTCTCTCTGAGATTTATTATCTTACACTCCGCCTCATCTAGTCTTTTCATAAGACCAAATGTGAAGAAGTTTTTTATTTTATATTTAAAGTTCATAATGTTTTTACTCCACCAGGTTAATTCCTGGTATATGTATATAATACTACTATTTATACTAATGTCAATTATTATTTTAATTAATGTTTCACGTGGAACATCACTAGCGTTTTTGTCCCACCCACCCACCTATTGTACCACCAAGTATCTATATGTCAATATTTATTTTAGTATATAAGAACATCTGAATATACTGATGTATTAATATTAGCGTTTGCTTATATTAGAGATTGCTTATATTAGAATTTAATAATATTAGAATATTATTGTTTAATTATGGCGCTATCCTAAAGAAGGAAGGGAAGGCTACTCAGAAAAGGGAAGGGAAGGCCATATTAGTATTTGCTTATATTCAAATATTAGTAGTTCCTAATATACTAATAAAGCCTAGCATAAATATATACAAAATACAAGATTGTTTTTCATTTATTTTTGTGATTGTTATTCTGTGCGCTATATAAGCATATTATTATATACTGAATTGGCTATAAAATGGCTGTGAGTGTGCTATAGGGAACTATTATTCCTAACCTAGTATTGTGTGCGTGTGATTTGTAAAACCCTCAAAAAGGCCTATTATTGCTTGTTATAGTATTATATGTGTATATAGAATAAGGCATTAGGGCTTTTCCCCCGCCATCAGATTTTTATTTTACTTGTATAAGAATATTAGGATATTCTAATATAGATATGCACTAAAAAGCCCGCTATATTTGCGGGCTAGTTAGCTATGATTTAAGCGGTTACTTTTCTAGATAAATCATGAAATCTATCCCAAGCATTTTTTTTGTATTCTTCTAGTTTAGATTTTTTTGATATATCATCCTCAATGATTTGTTCATGTTGTGCGGAAATTCCGAATTCTTCATACAACTTGATAATATTTAAATCAGCCTCATAACCGCACGCTATGGCAAACCAAAAATCAGCGCCATCTTTTCCTTCAAAATCAGATTGTCTTAAATCACTTTTAATTTGCAATAAAAGATAATTGATACGACCTAGATTTTTTTTATTTAATGTTTTCATTTTGTTTTCCTTTTTGTTTGTTTTCATATAATTAAAGTACCATACTTTTTATAAAAAAAACATTTATTTTCATATATTTTTTAATCAGTAGCTAAAAATATAACTACCATAGTTATTAATATAATCTCTATTATTTCAATCATTGGTTATGCTTGCCCCCTTGCGTATTTTGCCCCGTTTCCGTGTACTACTATGGCAATAGATTTGAATGTATTATCGCCATTACATTTATTGCACTTTTCGCAGGTTGTTTTTGACCCTTCAATCGTTGCGGGGCATAGTTTTTCATTCTCTGATATTTCTGATATATCTAGAATAGTTCTAAAGGTTCTTAGGCCTTTATCCCACGCCTTGCGGGCTTGCTCTAGTGTTTCGCATGATGTCATTAATATATTTTTAATATAATCATATGAAGATGTTTTTATATTTGCCTGGTGAGTATATCCCGTGTGAGATTTTGCCCACCTTAGAAGGCCGTGCCATACACTAGCGGGAACGGCTGAAGGGTCACCATAAGAACC